TTTCACCTGAACTACCAAAATTATTAGCATTACCCAATCTTAACATGGTCCTTAACATAAATAATGGAATAATTTGTCTTTGGACGTTTGTTAATTTACCATATGGATTACCTGAAGGTGGTGTTTCTTCAACTGTAGCCGGTGCATACCCTCCTTCATCAGTAAAACTATCCCCATCTGGGTCAAACGCACTATTTATCTGACGTGTTTTTTCAATTAAAGTTGTTATTAACCTCTCAACAAAGGTAATCTCCGGCCACTTAAAAGGATCGGTTGTATAATCTGGATAACTATAAGCACCACCAACGTAAACGTGACCTGGGAATATCTTTACCGTCCTTATTCCTGATTGACCTTTAATGGATGTTCCAGAGTTACTATCCCTTTCTGTTTTATAAACTAAAGGAAATGGGAAGACTTGTTTCTGATTATCTTTAATATCAGTACCTGTCCCACTAGTTCTTAATTTAGCCCTTAATCCTCCATCGTCTTGATGTTGTTTATTGGCCATTTTACCCACATTGGTTAGTGTTACGTTAAACCCGTCCATCCCATTTAATATTAACTTAAATATGTTTTCAAGGGTAGGTGGCATCACTAATGAAGATAATCTAACTCTCTCCTCTTCTTGTTTTTTCTTTATTGTCAACTCTTGTAATATCAACTCAGCTCGAGATAGACACTTTTTAGCTTGTAATAAAAAAGACTTAGCAATTACCAAAGCACACCCTTCTGCTGTCGCTTGTGTTGCTGTACTACTATCGTAATCTGTTGTTGTTCCAGGGTTACCTGAAGAGTCATCACCATAAGAATCTGATGTTGTAACGTCGGCATCATGATCCCACTTAACAGGTCCATCATATTCCATTTTTATTTGGTCAATTTCAGGTAATTTCGACTCGTCATCTTCATTAAGTCTCTTTTTTGAACTAGATGGTATTTCACCAAATCTAGATGTTACATACGGTCGGTAAGCACCAGCTGCCTTTATTTTCAATTTCTTTTCAGCTTCTATGTCACCACCTGTGTTTGATTGATACCCCCTAATATATAATAGTAAGTCCATATAGTACCCATTATTATTAGCGGCTCGTTTCTTTTTAACATCTATAATCGGTAATAAAGTTTCTGTAGTCGCTGAAAAACATTCAGTTACTGTTAAAGTTTCGTCATGGGGGTTGTAAGTGTATATATCATTCGTATCGTCCGGACGTAGATGAGTTACCACCACTTCCTTCCAATATAATATAACATCTTTAAGAATAACAACCGTAGCTGTCATATCTTTTACATTCTGAGTGTTTTCATCGTTTTCTATTGCTTCCATTTTTGCCGCCATATCTGCAATATTGTTCATATATGGTCCTAGAGTCATCGTACCTTCTGGCCACGGTTTTTTAGATATATTATTACCTAATTTCAAAGACCTAAAATAATTAGGGTCTGAACTAACATATTGTCCGTATAAATCAGGACCAACATCTGAATATATCGCAGAAAGATCAGCGAGATAAGTAAACGTAAATCCAATAAATTCACAATTAATGATAAAATTCCCTGACTCTCCATCAAATTTGGAATTGAACTTCATTAAGTGAAGTTTGTAACTAATTCCTTTCCCGTAGTATCCTTTCAGGTCTAGAGTAAATAAAGGGTAGGGCATGTGAAAGAAAGCAGCGTAAGGAGAGTTTAACCCTGGTTCCATTAAAGAAGCCCCTCTAATATCTACAAAACTAATAAACACTTGTGGTTCAAAAGAAGCATTAAGTTTAACTGATATATCGGTTATTCCAAACGTTTCTCCAAAACCCCCTTCTCTTTGTAGGTTTCCTAAACCGTCGACTGTGTATTGTCCGTCTTTATCTTTCATGAATCCTGACAACCCTCCTGTTTCAGACCATGAGGTACCCATTTTTCCTTTATTTTCAGGAGGTAGTTGGGATGGTACAATGAATCCTATCTCTGCTTGTTTTTGGACTTGGTCCGCAACATCATCGACTATTACACTCCTTCCTGGAAGTATAACCCTTAAATTAGCATAGGGTACTAAATCTTCTGGTGGTGTTGTTACCGAACCCGCATTATTACTATTAGGGAATGGTAACCCCGCTCCCCCACCAATATATTTTCTTATCTCTTCATTCGGATCAATTAAGTTTACGCCCATATTTTAACCATTTAGTTTAAGATATCTATTTACTGCATTCTCGTAGTCTTGTAAAGACTTTTGGAAAGGGAATGGTACTCTAATGATACTTCCGTTAGGAATCGTAAACTCTATCCCTCCAAATTCCGCGTTTCCTTGCATTATCAACCACCCATGTAATGAGTTACCATAGTATTGGTTACTTAGTTTATCAAATCTGGTAACTCCTTGTTCATATTTTATAAACTTATCGGTTGCTTTATTAGGTAGTGTGATGAACGGCATTGGTTTTGGTTTACCATTGTCTGTCATATTGTGATATCTATTGTAATATAAACTCATTTTCTTTAATTTTTATAAAAGGTTTTTACCGCAGTCCCATCTGTTTCAAGTTTATTCCCTGTTGGGTCTATTAGACATTCGTCAAACGTACTATTAGAATGTGGGTCACCAGTTGTCATACTATAACAATAATTTATTTTCATTATTGGTTTCAATGGTCTAGTAGTTGCGACCATATGTTGGTAATTACTATCAAACCATCCTTCGTAATAAGTTTCTATCGAGTCCCCGACCTCAATCATCTTAGTTAAAAGTACTGTACATCCAGGATTATTATCTTTGATACAATTAGTAGTATCTTCAAATACCTCTGTATAATGTGTCACATTATCACCCACACTAATCGGATTAACGTCCATAACAGGTTTGAATTGATTATCAACGACTGGAAATCCTGTAACTGCGTCTATCTGTTGAGTTGATGATTTAATAGCAGTTGTTGCAACAGCATAAGACCAAGATATCTTATATTGGTTTTCGGTTCCAACTCTTTGTAAAGTTGCTGTAGTTCTAAATGAATTAGTGAAGTTGTTTGGTAGTAGTTCAACCCCCCCAGCAATGGGTGAAGTAGGGGGAATGAGAGTAAGGTCATATGCGTTGTTTAAGGTACCACTCGATATAAATCCTGACCATATTATTTCGTTTTCTACAAGACCAACTGATGCCGTTGTTTGGTTAGTTACTGTCTCGTTACCAATTCCTGAGTTGTTAGGAATAATTGTTTCGGGAATTTCCCCAGTTCCTGAGTTGTTAGGAATAATTGTTTCGGGAATTTCAGTTTGTGTAGTTGTTACAGTTTTTGGGGTACTAGGTTTTGCTCTATCAGATTCACAAAGTTCTGTATTTGCAAAGTAATTAAAGGAAACCGCATTTTGTAATTGTGATAATGGTCCTCCAAGACTCATTCCACCAACTATATACATTTGCATGGAAACTCTTACAACCCATGGTTGTGCTCCAATCCCTTCCGGATTTAAGTCCCAAAATGGTTGTTCGTAACTAAAATCTATATTATTGATAATAACTTTACAATTATAGTAGTCGCCTAACCTAAGAACACACACAGGAGGTCTACCAAAAGCCATATTATTAGGACCAGCTATTCCTTCTATTGAACTACCTGGTCTTAGGCATTGATTTAGGAATGTCATTCTTGCATTAAACTCACAAGGATGTATTGAATGAAAAGCTGGGTGAAAATTATTTATCTTTTCTTTATAATTTTCATAAGCGAAAGTGTCTTTTTCTTCTAATTCTCTAAAGAACGTCCCTGTTGGGATTCTGTCGTTTCCTCCTGATTCATATTCTTCAATAACCGTAGCCTTATCAGCCTCAAAGGTTGCTTGTGCCTCATCTTTAGCATCTTGAGTTGTTAGTTCTGGGTTAAGTATTACTTTTATTGTTATTGGTAACGCTTGAATGTACCCCGGATATGGTACGGTGTAATTCGGATCAATAACTGTTGTAGTTGTTGATTGGTTGTCTTTTTCTAAAATTATTTCATTGTATGGAGTATCTCCACCAAAAGTTGTTTCCCATCTACCAGCATCAGGCGCATCCTCCATATACCAACTATCACTTCTTTTTTCCAATAAAGTTTCTAAATTAGTAACTTCATAGGTATTCATTAATCCTTGTAATAAGTCTATCGCCTTCACTCCTCTATTTGGTCCACAGGTTTGGTAGTCTTTGTTTATAAGAGCTGTTGCTTCTTCAGATAAAGGATTCACTTTTTGTATTGTGTCTGTAAAAAATTCGCCTTGATTACCCGGACTCTCATCTGGTATCTGAATCTCTTCATCATGGAAATCATCTCCTGCGTCTTTTTGTATTGGTCCCCTATAGTATTGGACCTGGATTTTATATCTCTTTCCTTGTTCTGTTACTAACCACTCTGCTAATTCTTGTAATTTAGCACTAACCCCTATTTTTATATCCCCTCCTCGTGTTACATATGCTTCTGCCTCGGTTGTTTTATTATATTGTCCTTCCCAAAGCTCTCCACAATTTGGACAAACTGGTTCTGTATTGGTATATGGCCACTCCACAAATGCAGAATTTATTTGTGAACACCCACTAAAATAATAAAGTGTTAATTCCTCAGTGTCAAAACCATTAGGTACACTTTCACTAACATCTTCTAAAAATTCACTAGATGGTTTTAATTTTACAGCAGAAACATCTTCAAAGAATTGTGAGTTACCTCCCATTGATTTACCATCTGTTATAGCATCTTTATATCTATCAAAATCTTCTCCTGCGAAGAACTGAGCCGCCTCCATATCGGAATTGGATGGTGAAAAATCTTTACTTATTGTGTCCAAAACCTCTGGGTAGTCGGTTACAACCATAAAGTTAAGGTTGGTTTGTCTAAATGAATTTTTATAGGTAAAAATAGGTTCTATCCTACCTAAAATGTCTGTTTGTGTCCAGTTAGCGCTTGAGTTTTCTGTCCAACTCTCAACGTATGGTGGGAACCACATTATCCTACCCTTATTTGGTCCTATTTCATGAGGTGAAAGACTGTCATGGTCATCTTTCCAGGCTAAGTTTTCAAGAGAAAACATAAATCTTTTTGTGTCTGTGGGACCGGATTGAGCAATATGCGCACCTCCGGTCTCTTCTATTACACTTTTACCACCACTCCAACTAGAACGATTACCACCTAGTATTAGTCCTTGGTGTCTTATTAAAGCATCGTACCTTGAGTAATTTAACGGAAGTGATCCGTCCTCACCCCCTTGTACTACTTCTTCTTTTTTTGCTCTAATCCAACTTCTATAAAATGGTTTTTGACCACTGTTATTAATTGAGTCTACCCCCGAACCTCTACTAATTGGTCCATTTTTTGTTTTAATGTACTTAGTATCCTGTCTAATATAATCACCAACCTTTACCACTCCTTGTGCACCATCAGTGGAGTTGTTAATTATTCTTTGGGTGTAATTTAGTATTCCTTTTGTCCCCACCTCCTCTGTTAATTCAAAATTACCAATGGTCCTTTGTGGTTGCCATCTAGCACCACTTTCTACTTTTCGCGCAGTGTTTGACGCAGCAAAGTCAGGTATTAATGCCCTATCCCAACCAAAATCCTGATCAATAACTGATTCTCCAAGTCCTCCTGCTAGCGCTGTTGGGTCCATCTGAGACGCGGTTAGTTGTTGTACAAAATAATTTGTATTTGATTTTGGTTTTCTTGGTCCTGATAATACCCAAGCTAAACTTAAATAATGGTTATTTAATCCTACAGTTCCTTCGATAGAATCAATACCTGGGAGTCCAGGGCTATTACTAAGGTACATATCATCAGATGTGAATGAGTTTCTTAGTAAATGAGCGTCCCTAACTATTCTACTACCATAAGAACCAAGAAGCCATTGTTCTAATATTCTAGTATTTTGTATTAAAGTAGATGGTGCGTCAGAAAAACCATCGTTATAAGGTTGTAGAGGAGTGTAAAAAGTTTTAACCCCTGAACCATCAGGAGCGGAAGCGTTGTTGAACTCAAACCCTCTTTGACTAATTTTTAGACCATAGAATCTATTATCTAATGGTGAGAGTTCTAACGCGGTAGAATCAAACCTCATAAAATTACCATCGAAATTAGGTGAAATGAATAGGTCGTACATTGTTGGGTTAGAGTTAAACCAAGAGTATGGATTAACTGCTGGGTTTTGGTTCTGTGTTTTTTTAACTAAAGAGTCAATCCCTTCACCATATTGTTTAATAAAATCAAAACCACTAGATACTCTAGTATTACCAAATGGTGGGAGAACTCCAAATGTTTCAGGATTGTATGTTTCTGAAACTAACCTACCGTCTGAAGTTGGTACTTCATAATAATCTAGATTATTTGCCGTGTATTCTAATTCTGTACCAAATAAGTTTATTTCACATGGTGAACTTGATATCACTGGAAATATATAATTTGGTAGGTCGCAAGAAATATGTGGCATTAAATTTCCAGATGAATCAGTTGTACTGTCAATATTACTATCACCTAGGTTATCTATAGAGTATTGTGGTCCGTTTAACATACCAAAATTAACCCCCGCACTGTAGTAAGCCCCGGTTTGGTAAAACTCATTACCAACTACTAGTGATTGTAGGAAGTCTTGGTTGGATTCCTCAAATAGTACCGAAGCTTCTTGGAGCATTTGTACATTCTGTTGGAACCCCGATTCTGTTATTACATTAGGTAAATTCCTATTTAATAACCATTCTCTTAGTTCAGCAGTTGTAGTTGCTTGTGTAACACCATTAATTATTGTATTATCTATATTAATTCCCATATTTTCTATTTACCACTTACCTTTTCATTTAGATCAACTCTTTTTTCAATCTCATTTGTTAAGTTATTTAAGAATTTACCATCTGAGAGTAATATCTTTCTCTCAGTAGCCGCACCAACAATATTTACATCTAATCTACCTCCTAAATCACCTTTTACTATTACTTGGATTGGTTTTGATTGTGTTCTGGTTATCATTTTGTCAATTTGTGTTAATTTATCAAACATACCACCTCCTTCGTCAAAACCTGACATTGATGTCTTTAATCTAGTTAGGTTTTCACTTAGTGATTTAACCCCGTCCGCAGCTGCTAACACACCGGGACCGTTTTTACCAAGGTTTCTTATGAAACTCATCGCCATTCCCATCCCAATCATCGCAAATGGATTTGATAGTAGTGTTAGTCCCGCTGCCATATTTGCAATACCTGCTCCCATCATAAACAACGAACCACCACCACCTTCTACCGCTAACATTCTAGTCATAGAATCTGCTAAAACAGACATACCTCTAGCGGCTATGGACACCGCAGCTCCAAAGATATAAGCGGCTGCCCCAAGTGCTAGTAGAATCACAGTGGCTGGAAGCATTACACTCGCAGTTGCACCAAACGCAACTAATCCAAAAGCTAAAGCGGCTAACCCACCAACTAAAATCAACGCACCAACACCAATTTTAGTTACTAACCCTTCAAAAACCATTAGGTGTTTGTTTGGTAATGATGACATAGATTCTGCTAAACTAGCAAACCCCTCTGAGGCCGCTTGTATTCCTTTACCTATCATCATAACCGCTGCACCAACAGATGTTATCACTGCTGCCGCTCCCAACATTTTCATCATACTTCCTTTACCGGATCTCATCACCCCCAAACCAGACGCATTACTACCAACACCAGTAGCACCACCGATTCCTGAAGTCATCTTAAAACCTATTCCCATAGACATCCCTAATCCCACAAATGCCGCGGCTGAGAAAAGTGCTGCGGCCCCAGTTAAAATGTAAGCAACATTTCTTTTGTTTCTATCACTCCAAGAGTCCAACCAATTCGAAAAACTTTCCAATTTTTCAGCCGCCATTTTTAGAGCTGGTATTAAAAGAATTTGTAGTTGTTGTAAGAACATATCAAATCTTTCTTGGAATGTTAGTGCTAATCTCGCTTGTTCCTCCAGTGTTTCTCGTTGACTTGTTAACATTTCTATTTGTTCTGGTGTTACCTTACCAATGTCCACAAACTTATCTTCCAAAGGATCTGTACTAAGATTCATTTGCCACTTACCGTCTTTCATCACCGCTAAATTCTCAATCAATTCTTTATCTTCACTAGTGAAGTTTGTCCCCGCAATTTCTCCACCAACAACATCATATCTAATTTGTTGTCTAGCTTGTACGGATAACTCTTCAAACGATTGTCCTGTAATTTTTGCTAACTCTCTTAAACGGTCTAACTCATTAGCGGTTAATGTAAATTCCTTTGTCTTCTTATCCCACATTCCTGTGAATTTAGTAGCTTTAAGTACTTCAGTTGTAAACCCTGCAACGTCATTACGTGCTTTAGACATTAACATGAAAGGGTCACCAAGATTAGCCATAGCACCCCCTAAAACTTGTAACTGTGCGGCTGCTTCAATTGCCCCTTCAGGTCTAAAAACTTTTTCAGCAAAACCAGCAATGGATTCGAAATTGGTTCTTAGTCTAACCATTTTTTTACTAATTTCTTCAATGTCTTGGAGTCCTCCTTTGAACCTAAACCTTGTTGCGACTTTAAGATTCTTAGCCGTTTCTTTGGCTAATGTTGTGAAATTTAACCCTGTTGAGATTGACGTATTAAGTATTCTATCCATCATATCTCCCGAATATTTTAACCCTTTACCAAATATATCAAGAAAAGAAGCCATTTCATTAGCCAATCCAGGTACTAACTTATTCATAACACCAAATTTAACCAACATGTCTTTTGTTAGAATAGTTTGTCTTCCTATACTCTCACTAATTTCTCTTTGATTAGCCGCCATTTCTGCAACTGATAATCCATATCTAGCACCTTCTACCCCTGCAGCTGCTAAGTTGTTTCTAATCATGTCCGCAGCTCCTGCGGTTGCCCCCATACTAACTTGGGTCATCCTAACAGCTTTATCATACTCCAAATATACTTTCTTAAGTTGTTTGATTGAGAAGTGTTGTTCTGAGTACTTTTCAAGTTGGTCACTAAGCGATTTTGTAATCGCCTTCATTATATTTAGTGTTGATTTTAACTTTTTTTGTTCCTCGTCTAAATCATCTAAGGTTTTTTTAACCCCAGCATGGTATTTTTTTTGTTCTTTTATCTTCTCAGCGTAGTACTTCTTCACTTTCCCCATTCTATCAACATTGTCCTTTTCTAAATCGGCAATGATTTTTTGAGATTTTGCCACTTGTTTTGCCGCTTCTGATATTTGTTGGTCAATTACTAGAATTTCTCTTCTTGATTTAAGATAATTACTAATCCCATTGTTAACCCTTTTTTGGTTATCTATCATCCACTGGAGTAATGCTCTCTCCTGTTGTAGTTCTTTAATTCTGTCTGAGGTTGATGATCCTTCTGCCATGGTTTATTATCTTTTAACTATATCAGTTACTATTATGTTTAAGTACCCAAGTGATTCGTTCTCTTTTTTAACCTCTACTTGGTATTCTTTTCCGAATGTTACCCCTTTAATATCATCTGGGAAGATAAATCTAACTTGTTTACCTTCGAAATTTTGGTTTGGAAATGAGCTACTATTTATTCTTTCTAGTTCAAAACCATTAAACAACATCTCAACAACGTACACAAAAGGATTGTGTGGTTGTAGTATATCTGTTTCATACCCTAATTTTAGGTAATTTGCGGGAGAAGTAGTTATCTCCATTGTTACCCAAAATCTTTTTCCTTTATCTTGTCGATTAGTTAATCCACTTGGGAATTCGTACGAACCTTCTTTTTCTTCACATTTATTAGTCACTGGGTTCCATACTTGTCCGTCTGGACATGTATTACCTTCTCCACCTCCTCCTCCTTTTTTCGAAGTTGTTCCTCCTTTGAATACGAATTGAGAGATTACGTCCAATATTTTTATTGTGTTTGTTGTTTCTTCCCCTTCACCCACTTTAACTTTACAAGGGTATCTTCTATCAATCCAAACTTCTTTCACACCCTGTTCTAAAATTATGGATAGTTTTTTTGGGGTGGTTGTCTTTTCTTCAACCTCAGTTACCTTCATTTGTCCATAATTTATCCTATATTGTGGATAATCTTCTTTAAGTCCGGATAAGAAGGTCGATAGATACATCCCTAGTTTTAATATTTGATTATCATCTAATGAGGTAAAGTATTTAAGAAATACTTTCTTAAACCTTGGTTTTATTATTTTAAGTAGTTTCTTTTTCTCTTTTTCTATCTCACCATCTAAGATGTCTACCATTTTTTTATCTTTACTATATTCTTTTTTACCTTTATGTAGGTCCATTAATTGTCTCATAGACTCTTTATATTCCTCAAATAATATAGATTTAGTAGTTAAAAAACTATCAATAATGACATTTTCTTCTTTAGAATTTGTTCCTTGGTCAAGAAATTCTATATTATACTCAGGGAATTCTGTTTTAAGTCTTCTCAATATTGGTCTGATTCCTTTTCTAAAGTATACAACAAAAGGATCTTTAACATCGAACTTTATCCCTATTCTTTTGAATATTTGTACTAGTCTTTTGTTTCTATTATCTTCTTCTTTTTTATCTATATCTTCTTCTTTATCTTTTGTTTTAACGTCTGTTGAGTCTGGTGTGTCAACTATAATTGCGTTACCACCTGAAGTCTCTCCGAAATATTCAGCCGTTTTTGTTGAGAATATTTCACTAGATTTATAGACCGTATCCCCTTCGACAACATCTTTTGCAAACGAATAGGTTAACCCAAAGGGTCCTGTACCGTCTAGGTACTCTAAAACAACTCTATTTATGTACCCTTGGGAGATTGGGGTGTTACCCATCATTGCTCTACCGGTGGCGACCGAAGTCTCCGCACCCACTATTGCTTGTAGTCCTTGGTCGGCCAACTCACTACTTGGTTTTGTACCAAATAAGTCAGGGGTAGGCGCTTCAGATAATAAAGGTTTTTTAATACCCATTAATTCTTTTATACGTATATGTCTTCTTTCTTCTGTTTTCAAAAGGTATGTGTTTTACAATAAATATCTAATATAAAAAAAAGAGGGACTATCCCCTCTTTGAATTTGCCTTTCGTTGTGCGGCTTTTTGTTGTTTCTGTTTTTCCTCTAATTCTTTGGTTAATTCACCTAGATATAACCTTCTTTCATATATCGGCATTATCATTACATCTGCTCGTGAAAATCCACAATGATGAACCAAAATATATATCTCCTTAAATAACTCGGGTTTATAACTCGATGTTAGGCCAAAAAAATCTGACTGTAATTGGAACGAGAGCGCGAAAGCTGGCACCTGAAGGAGACTCCACGTCTACCCTCAGATCTATACCCGGCTCAATTTCTTCCATATATTTTCTTAATTCTAAGGAATCAAAGGCTGGTAAATACTGAACAAATTGTTGTATATAACTTTTGTCCTTATTTCCGTCTACGTCCATAATTTGTAGAGCTAGTCTTGATGTTAAGAGTTGTGAAACTTGGTTTTTTAACAGTTTTTTTCTTCTTTCTTCTGATTTAACAAGTTCTTCCTCATCTCGTGCGGTTAGTAATCTAAATTTTACTGTCTTTCCAGTCTTTGGTAGGTCGAAAGAGAACGTTCCATTTTCATCAGGAGAAGCTCCAAGTTCTTTTACCTTTAAGGTAGAAAGGTCAATCTCAGTCTCAAATTCTTCTCCATTTTCAGGGTCTGTTAATTTAACTGGATACATTTCACCATAAGCTGTAGATCTTAGAAACACCATAATTGCGTTCCTATCACCAAGTAAAAGGTCTTTAGCGTTAAGTCCTTCTTCTTTAATTTTACGTTCCATTAAAACATCAAGAACTTTACCTGATTGTACTAGGTTGGGGGAGGTTAATATATTTTCATCCTCAGCGGTCATATATTCAATTTTTATCGACCCACTACAATTTTGGTATAGTAGTCCTTTTGAAGGAAGTTCGATAACATCAAATGGTACAACAAATTCATTTTTATTTTCTGACATAACTTTTTTTTTAATACGGTTTATTTATTAATAATAATAAAACGTAATACTTTGTAAACAATTAAGGACCTAAATAGGCCCTTATATTGAAATTATATTTTATGTTATAATGTTTAGTATTTCAAGATTGCTCTATCAAAACGTAGTGTCGCTGAAACATCTGCTAAATCATCACCACTATAATCTAAATCACCAAAATTAACATTAGTTAAGAAAGTTCCTCTTAATTCCCAATTTTCCACAATAGCACCTGTTGGGTCTAACATGAATAAATCTACCTTCTTTTTGTATCCCGCTGCGTAACCCATTCTACCTGTTACTGATTCAGCGTGTAGTCTAACCCATTCCATCAATGCTTGTGATGAAGAAGGTGCGATAGGATCTCTAAAGGTAACATCAATTGTTTCCCATTGGAATTGTCCCGCTACGAAGGTTTTAGTGTTAAGAAATGGAATCTCAACTTCGTTAATTGTTATTGATGGTCTAGATGCACTAGATACAATCCATTCTGCTATTCCTAAGTCAGAAGGAAATTTCATTATAAACCGATTCTTTCTTTTTGGTTCGTAAGGAACCGGCATTTTCATTAGTAAGTCCGCCATTTTCTATTTTTTTTTAATTTGTATTATTATATTGAATACAACTATAAATATAACTAAATATAAAATTATCTAAGTTGTATGTACTATTAATTTATTTCTACCCTTTTCAGAGGTGTCATATATGTAAAATTTAACACCAGGATATTTTCCTGCCATTTCATTTTCTACCTTTTTTATCATTTCTTCTACGTTATCCACATCATCATCACTAAAACCAACACTCATTTTATTATATGTTTTCTTATCCATTTTTTCGAAAGACTTAGTAACATTATTAACAAAATCATCTAAAGCGTCACCTTTTGCTTTTTTAATGTCCGCAAACCTGTCTCTAAATGAGACCGGATAATAGTAATTTGACTCAATATATTTATTAATTATCTCATCTTGTTCTCCAGTAAAACCATAATTATCTTCTATATTAATAACCATTTGATTAACTTCATCATCGTTAAAATTATTATCAATTATCATTGCAACTCCTTTTTTTAACGTGGTTGGGGATTGTGGTCTAGCTGTTATTATTGATATTGGTTTTGCTTTTATCACAGCTTCCTTAAAATCGTTAAAACTTGGGGCAAAATCTTTTTTTCTTAAACTTTCTTCTACATTCCTAAGGAACCCTTCATCGTCATCAAATTCGACAAAAGCCTTTCTAATGTCCTCTTGGGGGTATTGGTAGTCTTCGTGGTCTTTTAACTCCGCGTATTCTCCAGTTGTTAACTTAACTGGTTCCCACCCATTACCACGTCTTTTTTCCATATGAATCATGGTTGGCATGTGAAGAATATTATCATCCCAATCGAAACTATAAGCTCTCATTGTTATTTCATGTAATAACCTTCTACTCATAGTCGTTAAGTTAAATCAGTAAATGACGTACTTGATGGTGTTATATTAAATTCTACCTCAATAAATTCTAGGGTTCTAGTTGGTTTAACAAATATTTTACCTGTCATTGAGTTTGTATCTAGTTCGTTTACATCTGAGTTTAGTTGTACTCTAAAATCTGTTAAACCTCTATTTGCTCTCACTTCTTCTAGTACTGGGTTAACCAGTGATAAAAATTGTTGTCTTACTATAGCGTCGTTTTGTTCAAATAATAACTGTAAACCTATTTCTTTAACTTTAGATTTAAGATTTAACATGAGTCTTCTTACATTAAGTCTATCTAACGATGATTGTGTGGTTTGTAAGGTTTTATTTCCCCATATGATAACACCAATACCATTAAATGTCGCTATAGGGTTTATCCTTGCTTCATAAAGATCATCCCTATTAAACTGATTTAACTTTGTTTGTGCTCTATCAACATCCAATTTACCTCTAGTATAACCAGCCGTCGCAAACCATGGAAATGATACATTATCTGTTAACCCAATATTTCTAACAACACTAGCTGTAGGTGGGATGTATATTCTTACATTATTTTCGGTATCATTATACCTCACCCAAGGCCAATAAGTAGCCATATAATTACTATTTAATGAAGCATTTTCTAGATTAGAAACCGCTGAAGCTACTGTTTGATTTCTTGGATTATCTGAGGTTACTATGTAAATAGAGTCTCCTTTTTCATTTTCAATCATTTCTTTCGCCCTATTAACTAAGGTTAAATTATTAGTATAATCGATACCTGGTGTTGTAAATACATTACTTGGTGTTTCTTCTGGGTTAGATAACTTCCTCATTGCGTCATAATAAGCGTAATAATCTGTCACTTGGCAGGTAGAGGTTGTAAAACTTTGATTGTACCAGAAGGTTCCGTAGTCTGTCCCCCCTACTATATAAGTGTCTGTGTTTGTTCTAGTTATTCTATACTCGTCCCATCCATCAAAACCACCATAAGGAACAACTGTAAATTTCAAATAGTCCTTATTCTTATAATAATTCCCACTATCACCTACTAATGTCCCTGTACTACCACTCGTGTAAAAACTATAAGCACCAACTTCGTATTGTACTACGTCACTTGTTGTTAAACCGGATACTCTTTTATCAAAGTGGAATCCTTTAGTTCTTCCAGTCCATAATGTTCCATTAGCACCACATTTATATGGTGCTGTGGTTGTTAAAGTTTCAAGACCTCTATAGTTAAAATAATTTTGGTCAATACCTTTTTTAGATGACCACCCTAAGTAAGTTTTCTTAATATCATCAGATGTTGTATTATAAACTAAATTATAGAATGGTTTAGGTGCTTCGTTACCATACCACCCACTATCATTTGCTATTTCTGTTTGTGTTGGTGGGTCTTGGTACACTTCGTTACTATGGGTCGCCCCACTGTATCCTCTAACAACCACCCCTTGGAATCCACTTGGGAGAGCATTTATTGGTGCGTTATCGTCAATTTCCAACATAATATATCGTGACCTAGTCGCATATTCCCCATTTTCTGTTCCTATTTTTTTACCAATAAAGTTTTGACTTGTAGGGTTCATACTACAATTAGAATACGCCTCTATTATTCTTTGGGATGAATCATTGTCAGCAAATTCTCTAACAGTAAGAGTAAATGTTTTAGTAAAGACATCGATATCTTGTATAGAAATCTTTAGTAACTCATTAGCGTCATTACCGTCTGGTATTAAAATAACTCTAAACAACTTGTGTAAAGTACTACCCATAATTTCGGATACTATCCATGGGGTTGTTGGTCCTTCTAAAGCACCTAATGGTTGCCACGTTTCTGTGTAATTCCTGTTGGTGTGTGCTTTATTTATACTAATGTTTGAGAAAGTTACTGCCGAAGACGCTAAATTAAGTAGTGTGTTAGGATATATATCTTCTAACCATAGATGACGAGCATTGTTATGTTTTTTAGCACCTATTACGTTCTTTATATAATTCTGAGAGTTAGGGTCTAAACTTACTTTATAAAGGAATTGTGAATTTACAGATGCTCCGTTAGTGTACCCGGATAGATAAAAATCTTCTTTATAATTTGTTGTGTTAATAGTCCTAAATGGTTTTTCAGGACATGTGATAACTGTTCCGTCACATTCGGACTTATTACCAAAGGATGGTGATTGGTAGTCTGTAACTCCCCACGCACCTCCGTTATACGCTGTATTTGTACTATAAATATTACCAGAGTATTTCGCCCTACTTCTTAAAGTGGCAACTACCATTTCTTGGGTAGAAGCGGACCAAGTAAATACTGTACCTGAAGTTTGTGCTGTCCAACCTGTTGTCCCGCCAGAATGAAAACCAATAAAATTACCAGCCCTCCAATTAAGTTGTACCGTACAACCAGTAACTGGATAACCTAATGGGTTAATATCTCTTGTCCCATCACCAGCGTGTATTAAATTATCTGGTTGTATATTAGAAGTGTTAGCCCCATTATCATGTATTGAAATGGCTGGTTTCCATTGTATTGTAGGGAATGTTGTTGCATTACTACCTGTTGTTAGTCTGGTACACTCAAATCCCACATCATTACTCGCACAGGCATCTACTGATGGTTGTCCAGTACCTGTTGTATCTTGAATTGGGAATTGTAACCCTCCCAAGGATGCGTTTGATGTAATTTGAAATGTTCGACCACTTAGTAAACATAAAGGATACGAGGTTGTTGTTAACTCTGATACGTGAGGTAATCCTGAAGTGTCAAAGTATTGTCCACCTGTACTACCTGTAACTACTAATTTTCCAGCACCTCCATATGTTGTTGATGAAAATATAATTCCTAGTTTCTTTTCTGATGTTTTAACAATATCAGCAGCATCAGCGTTGGTGTATGCAATACCGTTAATTTTCCATTGGTCTGCCCCGGTTCCTACTCCGTCAGAATCATAACCCCATGTACCTCCACTAAACATACCGGGTTGTATTGATGTCGCCCCCGCATTATTTGGGAAAGAATATTTGGTTGGTTTATATAGTGTCATCGCAGTTAATGTACCGTCTGGTGCCATATATGGTATACCCGTCCCTCCTAATTCTCTTTGGGTTAGTCCATTATAATGTCCGTTAGTACCACCCCCTCCAAATGCTCTAAACACATTATTCGTGGTTGGTACGTAGTTTAATGAAATATTCCAAGCGGCTCCAGCATCATATCCAGAGTACCCTAATGAACGTACTGCCCACATAGAGTTTGATTCCGCTAACCAATGTTTAGCAATATATTGTTGTTCGTATTTTAATCTAGTACTACCAGAAAAAACTGTGGTATTTAACCCACCAAAATATGTTTGGTATTCATTATAGTCTTCAATGAATATTGGTTGTTGAGCGGGTCCCTTAAGGGTTTCTCCGACCGTGGCCAATGTTGTTGCACCAATACTTGGTGCGTTAAAGCTTAGTTCTCTTTCTGATACATAAACTCCTGGGGATAATGGTGTTTGATCTGCCATTTATAAAAGTTTTAATTTACGTTATATGTCGTCAAAACTTGTCGCCGTTGGTGTAATATTAAATTCTATTTCAATAAACTCTAGTGATCGAGTTGGTTTAATAAATATTTTACCAGTCAACTTGTTTTGATCGATTTCTTCTGGGTCGTTAGAAAGTACAACCTTAAAGTCTGTTAACCCTCTATCTCTTCTAATATCTTCAAGAATTGGGTTTACTAAACTTAAGAACTCTTGTCTAACTATTTCATCATTTTGTTCAAACACAAGTCTTACAGCCACTGCTGAAACTAATTTTCTAGCTCTAAGAAGTAATCTTCTAACATTAATTCTATCAAGTGCTGATAACGCTGTTTGTAGTGTTTTATTACCCCAAATAACCGGTCCAGTTGCTGTAAATGTCGCAATTGGGTTTAGTCTTGCTTCGTATAAATCATCTCTATTATCTTGTGTTAGGTTTATTCTTACTTTATTAGCCTTTATTATACCTCTATTGTAACCAGCTGTTGCAAACCATGGGAATGATACATTATCAGTAATTGCCATATTTCTTAGAACTTCACAAGTAGATGGAAGGTATAGTCTTACGTTGTTTTCAACATCGTTATACTGAATCCATGGCCAGTAAGTAGCAACATAGTTACTAGAAATATTCGAATCTTCTAACGCGTCTACCGCATTATCTACTGTCTGACCCTTATAATTTTCTGCGGTAACAATGTATAGTGAGTCTGATCTATCATCTTCAATCATTTCAATTGTGTCCTGTACCAATGTTAAATTATTTGTATAATCAATACCTGGTGTTGCAAAAAGATTTATATCAACTTCTTCTGGGTTAGCAAACTTATGAATTGCGTTATAGTAAGCATACCAGTCAGTATTTTTATTAAAGGAATAAGCTCCTAGGTATGGTCCTGTACTACCACTACCATATCCTAAATTATACCCTGCCGCTTGGTTTTCTCTCCAACTATCTGTATTTGTTCTACTAGATCTACTCACATCCCAACCATCATGACCACCATAAAAAGCTACCGTGAATTTTCTATATTTTTTCTGGTTATAAACATTAAGTGATGATGCCGCTAAAGCAATTGATCCAGGTCCATAGTATGGAGTGTTAACATAATCAACGGAATTAACGTAGAATGGGAAGGTTCCAACTGAACCTGAGAACCATTGTTTTCCATCTGATAAGTTTGTATCACCTAAGAAAGTTGATCCAGAAACTCTTGTATCTAAGTGGAAACCGTATGTATGTCCTGTCCAAGCTGTTGCACAAGCAGTACCTCTAAGGGTTGCACACCCAGCGTAGTTAAATAAATTTTGGTCGTAACCTAGTTTAGAGGAAAGTCCTAAATAAGTTTTTCTAACATTATCATTAACAGTATCATAGTTTAAGTTATAATATACATCTGGTTGGATACGTGAATGTAGTGAATCTTCAAATGTGGTAAACGTAGACCCTTGGAAATTAGTAACTCCACTCATATTAGGACCATCTGTAGTTGGGTATCCTTTATAACCTGATGGTAATGCATCTATTGGTGCGTTGTCATCAATCTCTACCATTACATATCTTGACCTCAAAGAGTATTCTCCATTTAAGGTACCAATTCTTTTCCCAATATAATTTTGACTAACTGGGTTCATACTACAATTCTTAAAACTTTCGACTACTGATTGTTTAGCGTCTGTATCGTCAAATGTTCTAATCGCTATATCAAAAGTCTTGTTGTCAATATCTAAATTAAGGAACGATACTTTAATATTTTTATTCGCAGTGTCACCATCAGAAATAGGAATAAGTCTAAATAATTTTTCTACATCAAGACCTCTAACCTCAGAATAAACCCATGGAGTTGTTGGTCCGTCTGTCGCCGAGATTGGTTGCCACGTGTCTGTATAGTTACTCCATCCTGAATTTACATTATACCAAGTCATATGTGGTAATCCATCAAGATAACTATTACCTGCAGTACCACCCCATTCTTTACCTAATTGTGCAATTGCTTTAGGGTAGAATTGTTCAACATATATTCTTGCTTCAGAATTATTTGTAGAGTCGTAATATGGGTTAGTCCCTAGAACTTTTGTTATGTAGTTATTACTATTTGGATTAAAACTAACAACGTACGTATCTCTTATAACACCTCCTGTTCTCATAGTTTGTATAACAAAATCATCAGCGGCTGTTGCCCAAGTGTAATTCTGCATATTAGCTGGTTGTGCTATGTTAGTTGTACTCGCAACACCAGTAGCTGAACTTCCTCCATTAATACCATTAGGTACCCATTGTCCATCTGCCACCTCTGTCATTCCTGGTGCTGTACCCACTCTTAATATTTGCATCGCATAATTTGGTTGAGCAAACGTAACACCTTGTTTTTTTCTTACTCTAAGAACACACGCCGTCATAGCTGAGAATCTTTTATCTGATTGTACACCACCCGCTGCGTTTGTTTGTTGTGTTGCTTGGGTAGCATCCATATTTCCTTCACCTAGATTTATAACTAAAGCCTCGGTTGCGTCATACCCACTAAGACCTAAAGGTCTTGTCATCCAAAGATTATTTGATTCACTTAGGTACGACCTAGCGATATAACTTCCCTCAAATTTAGGTATTAAAGAACTACCTACTGCCCATACAGATGGGTCTTGTCCCCCAAAATAAGTTTGGTATGAGTTATAGTCCTGTACGAAAATCGGTTGATTGGCAGGGCCTTTTAGAGTTTCTCCAGCTACTCCTAATCTTGTTATCCCTACACTGGATGCTACAAAAGAGAGATCCTTCTCTGATGTGTATACGCCTGGTGATACTACTACTTGATTTGCCATGTGTTTCTTTATTTTTTAATTTATTGTTATTCTTGGTTTTATAATAAATACTATGATTTTTATCAAAGTACGAAGGCTTTTTTGGGGTAATATGAAAAAAATCACACTTTTTTCATACTTATTTATATATGTCAAAATTAAAACGAGATAAAAACCTTAAAATAGATGGTGTGACCCATTCTCTACTTAAAAAGTACTGTGATAAAAATGGTCTTAAAATGTTCGCGTTTGTAGAACGACTAATCAAGGAAAAATGCGTCAATAAACCCCATCGTAAAAAAGATACCTTATACGATGATTAGATTTCGTTCCTATACCCCACTAATGTAACTTTTGAATCTATTGTATTATCAATAGGGGTTATTGTCGTTCTTATTTTATACTTTGGTAGAATTTGGATTGGTAGTGTTGTGGTTATCCAAGTACCAGTATTAGGGTCAATTTCTATTATTGGTGAAATAGCACTACATCCGGTACTAATATTTGAACAATCTCTAACATTTTCTAAAGTAACTGTTGTTATTAAAGCGGTGTCATTAATTGTAATTGGTGGTGTCTGATTAATAGGGTTGTGTGGAACGTTAACTATATAACTTAAACTTAACTCGTATTCTATTGTTTCCCTCCCAGAATCTAAATTATTAGTAACGTTTAGACTAGGTACTACATTAGGTTGTGTTTCGAATAAGGTCACTACTCTTTTAATTGCTGGTGTAACTTCGTAATCATCCTCATCCATAATATAACCCTGTAATTGCATTTCAAAGTTTTGTACGTAAAATCGCTTACTTTCAAATTGGTCAATCGTACTTTCATCCCCAATTGTTTCTAGGACTATTGGAAAATAATGACCGTTACAGTTAATGTGTTTTTGTCTAGATTGGAAAGCTTGCATTACTATTTTATTAAATTTGTTTATCTCTCTCATTCTATATGAAAAAAATCTAACCTCATACATTAGGTTTACTGCGATTGGTTGGGGTATTTTATAAACGTCGACACCCACAGAGTCTCCATCATAGTTTGGTACTTTCATGTAATCAAATCTTTGTTTCTGAGGAATTGTATATTGTGTTACTGGATTTGTCCCGAATTGTATATCTGGTTGTCTAACTATTGTTACGAAAGGTATTTGTACATTCCTATCTTTGTCTGTAAATTCCCAAGTTCTGGCAAATTCTGCCCATCTTTGTATTGTTAAAAAAAATACTGGTACATCTTCTCCTTCTACTGAGAAAGATAACTCCTCTTTAACGAGTTTGATAAAATCTCTATCCATGTCCTCATATAAAACCCCTTTAGGTACAAAAGTACCACTAGCGTTCCAACCCTCTTCCCATATTTCCAATCTCCTTTCGTGATTATTAGACGGGGCCTTTAACTGCACATTCTTAAGAAATTTCTTCGGTATTCCCATGTTATATTGCCTTAAATTCGTTTCTGTCGGCAACTGTACACTCAACAGTTCTTACCGCTCCTTTATATCCAAATATTGTATGTTCGTTGTCCGATATAATCTTACCATCATTAACCACAACCCAATATTTCATTGTCTCTTCACTATCCCTATATCCTATATAATCACCGTATTTAATCTCACTTTGTTTTTGTTCTAATTGTTGTTCAAAAATATTAAAGGTCATATTACCATAATCTCTATATCTTAATGTTCCATTAGGGTTATAGGTTTGGTTTTCCCCAGCTGCTATTTCTAAATTAACTAATAACTCGACCGGTGGATGAAAACGTACATTTTCCGCATTAACTTCTTTATATACATCATCAGTGTCAGTTTCTTCAATATCAATACTAAATAACACTATGGTCACATGTAGGTCCCCCTCCATGTACTCTCTACCGAAATCCACTTCTAAACCAAAATCTTGGTCATCAAAGAATTTATTTAATCTTGTAATTGGTACTTTAGTTTGTTGGTTCTGATTGTTCTCCATATACTATAAATACTCTTGACTTAGTTATAATTAATAATTAGCATTAAGCACGCTACTAATAACTATTAATAACTTATAATAACTAATAATTATTTAATCAATCAATATAATATATATAATGCATGCTTGATCCAAATCGTATAAAAGATTATATTTCTTTAGTTAGAACCTATACTGGGGAGAATGATTATATCCTAAGTCTAAAATCTAGGTTTAATAACTCAAGAACTGTTACACCAACCCCGAGACAAATTGAGTATATTCAAAAAAATTATCGGAAGGTTCCTGTTATTGTCGATAAGGATGTGACCGTTTCTACTTATTTTGCAAACAAGTTACAAGAACAACATCTGTTAGTGAACAACCCTGTAAAAATTAAGATAGTTAAAATATTATCAAACTCTTTAGACGTATTACACGTAATGGTGAAATTTAATAGTAAGCAGAAAGTTCCGACTATGTTATGGATACCTAAAAAATATATCATTAAAAATCGAGCAAAAAATGAGGTTAGTGAAATAGATTATTCTTTATACAAACATAGACCACCAATGGTACACCAAAAGGAAGCGATAAAAAAACTATTAGAATATGATAGATTTATCTTGTCTGACGATATGGGACTTGGTAAAACAACATCAGCCGTTATTGCCGCTTTAACAACTAAGATTAAAAGAATTTTGGTTATTTGTCCCTCTTCATTAAAACTTAATTGGAAAAAGGAAATTGCAAACTATGACGACGAGGAAGAAATTAACATCATAAACGGTAAGGTCTGGGGAGAAACAAAAAAATGGAACATAATTAACTACGACATATTAAAAAATTTCCACGAAATCCCTACAAAGAATAAAAGTATTTCCAAGATTAAGGTGAGTGAGATAATTAAGTCTGATTTTGATTTGATTATTATCGACGAGGCCCATTCAATAAAGAATACAACATCAAAAAGAACTAAGATTGTTATGGACTTTGCTAAAACAATAAATAGAGTTTGGTTATTGACTGGAACTCCTGTCGCTAATCGTCCTATTGATTTTTATAATTTACTTAAGATTTGTAGGTCTACTGTTTCTCAAGACTGGATTAACTTTGTTAAACGGTATTGTGATGCTAGACAATTTAGGGGACAAGGGGGTAGATTAATATGGGATACAAAGGGAGCGTCAAACCTAGAGGAGTTACATGAATACACAAAAGACACAATATTAAGGAGGAAAAAAGAAGAGATATTAGACTTACCCCCAAAAATAGTATCTCCAATATATCATCAATTAGAAAACGCTTCAGGGTACCAGGAAATAATGGGTGAATATAAAACTTGGTCTATTAAACATGGTCACGCTAGTTTGGCAGAACACATGACCAAATTGGTTACCCTTAGAAAATTTCTAGCTGAGGAAAAAACAAAATACACCATTAATTTCACTAAGGATTTAATTGAACAAGATAAGAAGGTAATAATATTTACTAACTTTAACGACGAACAACAAATGATTTATGATGCCTTTGGTAAGATATGTGTTAGACATAACGGATCGATGACTAATGAACAAAAAGAAGAAAGTGTAGACAAATTCCAAAATGATAAAAACATTAAAGTTTTTGTTGGTAATATAATTTCCGCCGGTGTTGGTATTACTTTAACAGAGGGTGAGGTTGTAATAATGAATAGTTTGGATTGGGTACCGAAATCTCATTCACAAGCAGAAGATAGGGCTTATCGAATTGGACAAAATAAAAAGGTTAACGTCTATTATCCAATTTTTGATAAAACCATAGAAGAGATAATTTATAAATCATTAAAGAGTAAACAAAAAAACATCGACACTATAATGGGAGAATATTCAGAAGATTATGTTGTTGAGAGCCTTATGAATCAACTCTTGGGGTCTATTTAGTTTTGTCTCCGTCTGAAGAAAGTATGTAGATAAAATTATCATGACACAATAAACTTACACTACTTCCGTCTTCTAATTCCATCTTACCCCATTTCTCGTCAATCAATCGAGTAGAACTTACAGTAACATTAGCCAATGATTTTATTCTCACTACCCCTGATAATTTTTCAGAAATTGTGATTTTTATATCTCCACCCCCACGAGCAATTATTGTTCCATCGTGTATAGCTCTGTGATCACTAGATATTACCTTTACCTTATCTTCCTCATAGGTTGTTTTGAATGTTGGGTCTATTGTTTTACGTAATTCGATTAATTCCTTAAGTATTATTGGAGCAATCGCTTCGTATTTTACCCCACTTAACCTACCGTCGGATTCATATATTGCTAGGTTTTTATTTGTTTTTTCTACGTCCTCTGCTATGAAACCATATTCTATCTTTCCTGGGAACTTCCTAAACTCAAACTCAACAGGCTTCAAATCATATATCCAAGAACTATCGTATTCGTAATCTATATTTTGTTTTAACGCCCTAAGAGAGGTATTAACACCTACCTGACCGTCAGTACCAATCATCAAAGTTTTGTGAGACTCAACATTATTAAGAGTATTACCTCTTAACCAAACATGAGATGTGGAAGTACCAACAACCTGAGGTCTCATATCACCAATAAAAACATTCATAGCATCATCAACAGTAAACCCAGTCTTACCTACACCACTAGCAAAATTTGATACTGTAAATGCGGTACTAGAAGATGTTATCCCACTACCAACAACCATAACGGTAGCTGGGTTATGATAACCACTGTTTTGTATACCATCCATATCATTTGAAGTATGTCTAAAGAAAGATTGTTGACTAAACATCCCAAACTCTCCATTCATACCCGCACTATTCAAAGTAAATTTTACTCTGTTAAGTTGGAATTCAGTTGCACTAGCGTCGGTAGGGTCACTCACCTTAAATAACCAATTCTTTAATAGTGGGTTGTATCTAATTGAGGGTGATGTTGTTAGTGTACTGGAACTAAAATATAATTCTGAGTAATCAGATAGTCCGTTAGAGTAAATTGACCCTAATGTGAGACTACCCAATATTTCTGTATCACCAGAAAAAACCGCACTTGTGTTTGGGGTTTGTGTTAATTGTCTTGAATAATCAACTAATGTTGTAAACGCCATAAGAAACTATATTACGTACAGCCCTAATGGTCTGTATTGTAGAGATTTATTTATTGATTCTGCCTCACTTGCTCTCTGTTCAGTTTGTCCAAAGTTACTCATACTTGTTAATCTTTCACCTAACTCTTCGATAAGTTTAGCTTGTTCATCTTTTCCTTCGTCTAATAATGATTGATAATCCATAGATACTTCGGCCCCGGGAATATTTAATGCTCCTGAAAATTTTCCTCTTATACGACCTAATGTTTCCTTAGCTAACCCCAAAAGGTATCTACGAACCCATATCTTAGAGGGTAAATTCAAAGAAGAATAATCAATAGAATCCAATGGAACATCTGATGGTAATTTAATAACATCTGTATTTGCTTCTAGACAAGCTTCCCTATCTTGGTCGTTATTCTCTGGAGTAATTTCATAATACCTATACCATACCTTACCTTTGAATAATGTACTTAGTCCGTAATCTTTTTTACCACCTGGAACTGGCATTATCCAAAGATACCTTTGTCCACTAGGTGCTGCCGTTACTTTATAGGTTAAATCACCTCTTATCATTCTATTTTTAAGGTTTCTATCTGACTGTCTTAATAAAACGTCAAAAGCCGGCATTACGTAATAAGAACCCATACCAAACTGAGCTAAACCACCTTCACCACCAAAACCACCACCAAAAGCACCACCAACACCCATAAATGGGTCAATAACTGATTGGTCCAAACTAGGAGGTGTAAACCATAATACTTCATTTAATTCTCTATTTGCTGGGATTAAATATTGTTGTTGATTCTCAACAAGAGTAACAAAATCAGTTTTTAATTCCCACGGACCCCTTGATTGTAATCCAACTGCTTTAGAATATGCATATGTAAATTGTGTTTCGTAGTCAAAATCTCTTGTTGTTAAGTTAGCCGCGGCATCTGCCTCACTAACATCCAACCCAATTAATGATGGCCATTGGTTATCCACTAACCATTCATATTGGTATTGTACATAATCCTCTACCGCTATTGCTAGTAATGTGTCTAATTGATCGTTAGTTATCTCTACCTTTCTAACTGGAGCACCTAAACGATGTCTAGTTTTTGTGAATAGGTCTAATCTGTCGTCCGGAGTTATATTTGTTGCCATAGGATATATTCTTTATATATAAATATTAAGAATATACTAAAACGAATATATTGATTGGGGGGTTGTCTTATTTCTCAGAAGCTGTACTTCCACTATCACTAGAGGATAAACATCCGCCTTTTTTACCTTTACAAGAATTTTCCATAATTAAGCTTTTTTGTTTATTGATTTTGATTTTGTTATTTTTCCGGTGAATATAGTATCTCCAACTCTAATCTGTACCTGTTCGTCAACCTCTCTCTCCACTATTAACTCTCCAACAACTTCTTTAATTAAACTTTTTATTTCTTTTCGATTAAAACTACTTTCTTGATGTGGGGGTGTGTGTTGTGGAAAATCCTCTTCGATTATCTGTGTTTTCTTTTTAGCACCATTAGGGTTAATCATGTTAACTAATTCCGGGTCTAAATCCACCATAAGAGCAGCTGGGTCACTACCCACACTGTTTATCATTGCCTCTACCACTGCTTTAGGCATTTTTGTTGTCTTACTATTCCTTAAAGACCTACCAATAGGTTTAGTTGGGTCAGAATTTATTTGAGGTGTTTGTCCTTGTGGTAAACTTGATAACATTTTAGAAGAGTCCACCATACCACTTGGTAATGGGGCTGATCTATTTTCACTAATACTTTTTTGACTATAAGTACCACCGTCTCCACTTGGTCCCATCTGTGTTTCTACTGAGTCTAATAAAGCCTTTGACCTATTTAAGACCCCGGCTAATCTATTTATATCTACTGGTACTTCTGCCATAATTAAAATTTTGCTTGTGCATATATTCTCGTCATATCCTTATCTCCACTAGGGTTATATAAGGCTTTCGGTTCGTTAAATATATCACCACTATTAATAAAGTCAACCATTCTATCCACCCTAAATAACCTCCAACCAGGCATGTTTTCTGGGGTGTCACTTTTACCTTCCAGTTGAAAAGCTCTAATAACCGGGTTATCTCTCTTTGACATTCCGTAAACATAGGGTTCTATTTCCCTATATCCTGGGTTAGAAATCGTATCACCTTCATAATATATTGTACAAATATTATTACCATCAATTGCGCGTATGATCTCACTCCTATTAACCGACTCTAAGACTAACTCTTTATATATTGAGGATAGTTTCATTATTCGTTTTAAGGATTAGATTGGTATGGGTAATCTGGTAATTCTGGTCCTGTGTATGGTGTCTTAGGGGCCATTCCTGTTATTCCTTCGTTGTAAGAGATAGCTTCATCCCTTTTTTTCCTATCGATACTCGTACCAACTTCAGCATCTGAAGGGGCTGCGTACCCACCAACAGCACCACCAGCATAATCTGAGTTACCCCTTCCCTTAGTATCTCCATCAGACTGAGCGTTAGGGTGGTTATAACCATACGCAACAGATTCATTGTAACCAAACTTACTTTGGTTTAATGCGAAAAATTCTGCTCGTTTTGCGTTTGCTGTTTCATCAATTGTTTGTGCCATAATTTTAATTTTTTATTAATTTACTTATTAATTGGGTCATTTCTTTATAGACTGCTCTATTATTTTTTATTGACCTACTATCACTTTTTATAACTGCTACATTACTTTTGGTGACGTTTTTATTATTTCTATCCTTAGAATGTGTCTTCTTAAACTGATTATTCATTCCGGAATCACTCTTATTTCTTTTATTCCTAACTATATCCCCCCTTGAACTATCTAAAGTGTTAGTTACCCAGGTCTTCATGGAATCACCTCCGTTTATTAAATATTCGGAACTACTCTTATTTCCAGAGAACGAATCGAAAAAATTTTTCAACCTCTTCAACATAGAATAACTCATTGTTTTATCACTAACGATATTCTTAGCCCTCTTATAACCAGCCAAAGAAGTATTACTATTACTAAGTTCTTTATTTAATTTAGTAATAACATTATTAGGTACTGTCCATTTATTACCATATAAGTCACTATTCGCCATTAATTCTATTTATTAAAATATTTTTAATATTTGGGTCCACTTCTTGAAAATTAATGTCTTTTATTAGTCCAGTAAGTATTGTTACTCTATCTTCATTTTCTCTTTCCATCCAAAGTTCTTTCACTAACAAAACCCATTTTGCTAAAATAGGGTCTTTATCCGAATACTCTTCTAGTGACATAATTTCCGGAACCTTTTTTGGTTTAAGTTCATGACCCATCCTATTCTTAACTATGTCTTCTAACATATCTTTCATTAAATCTTCTGACTCTGTAACAGGGTCGTTAGTAAAATAATTTGTGAACTTATTTACTTTATTATTCTTTTTAAGAATAGAATAGAACTTTTTAGGGTCATTTTGTAGTTTATCCGCCAATTCTGAATAAGGTTTATTAGTATCGTCTTCCCCCCAAAATCTCCTATATCCATAAAAATTGGAAGCCCCTTGTCTACTCATTTTTTCAAACTGGTCTGAGGTCTTTTCACTACCAAAATCATGATTAATAGTCCCATCTCCAGATATTATACTACCTGTCGCGTCTATTAATTCTTCCAATCTTTTTTTCTTCATAGTATTTCTTTTATACTATAAATATCAAACCCTGATAAAACGTTTAGTATTTTGTGTTGATTTGTTTATTTTAAGTCTAGAACAGACATTAAACTTTCTTTTGGTGAACTATTTATCTGACCCCAGAACACTTCTTCTCTCTCATCCATTTTCATTAAATCCTCCATTGTATCTTGGTCTTTTTCCGTAAAAGGTATTCCAGAAATTAAACCCATTTGTGATTTAGTATAATATTCCCTAGGTTCTAACTCTCCCTTTTTGTCTACCCCTTTTAATACATTATCTCTTATTGCTGGGTCGAAAGAAACTAATAAAGGTTTTACTCTTTTATTAAAATTAGAAACATATCTGGCTTTATTGTATTCACCTTTTAGGTTTGGGTCGTTATCCATTTGGTTTTTGTCTAACATATAACAGTTAAAAGTTACTATCCCCTTTTTCTTTTGTATATCACCATGAGAAGCCCTTGTACCATTATTAACATAGAATATTGTATCACCAAGACTAACCCTAACATCGTTCTTCATAACCAATTCCATATGGGCTTGGGAAGGTAGTGGGTTACCAGCTTTATTATTACCCCTATTAATATATGATTTAGTTGTTCTTTTTATTCTGGACTTAGAAGCTATTTTTTTAAGTGGAATACTACAATCGTAAATATTTTGTAAGTGTTCATAATAATATTCTATAAATTCAGGTCCTTTATTATTTAATAACATCTCTAACCCTATGTCAATAAACTCTTTAATATATTCTGGTAACGCCTTTGATTTAATAGTGTTACCAACAATATCTACTTTACCATCCTCGGTTAAATCAGCATAATTCTTACGAGAAATATTTATGGAGGATTTCCAAAAACCATCTATATCTAAACCCATAACCCCTCTCATGTATGTATCGTTAAATTCGGCAACCACCGCTGCTGTTCCATCATACTCTTTACCCTTTTCAACAAAATGATGTACCCCTTTACCAACATAATTATATTCTTTTGTTGATTCGGGTACACTAAAATTACAACCATCCGTATCTAATACAAGAGGAATAAACCCCCTATTTTCAAAAAACCTAACCAATAATCTAAGATAC